CAGATTCTCAGGGACAAGCTGGAATTCCTCCGTTGAGGAATCCGGCAATTTTTATTTATGGAGGAAAAATATCATGAGTAAGATCATTGAACTGCGTAACAAGCGCAACACCCTCTGGGAGCAGACTAAGGCTTTTCTGGAGGAACACAGAGATGAGAACGGTCTCGTGGCCGCTGATGCCGTCGAGCAGTACAACAAGATGGCTGCCGATGTGAAGGCGCTGGGCGATGAGATCACCCGTCTGGAGGACCAGATGGAGATGGACGCCAAGCTGTCCGCAGCGACTTCCGCGCCGGTCCATGCTGATCCCAAGGCCAGCCAGCGCAAGGGCAATGTCCGTCCGACCGCGACTGCTGAGTACAACGATGCCTTCTGGAATATGATGCGCGGTAACAACTCCCTCGAAGTCAGGGATGCGCTTTCCGTAGGTGTCGGCGAGAACGGTGGTTTCACCGTCCCGGACGAGTTCGAGCGCCAGCTGATTCAGGGCCTGGAGGAGAATAACATCTTCCGTACTCTGGCAAAGACCATCCGCACCAATTCCGGCACCCGCACGATCCCGATCGCTACCGACTCCGGCAGCGCGAGCTGGATCGAGGAGGGCGCGGCTATTCAGGAATCCGACATGAGCTTTGCACAGGAGACCCTCTCCGCGTACAAGCTCGGCTGCATGATCAAGGTCAGCAACGAGCTCCTGAACGACTCCGCTTTCGACATCGCCTCCCATATCGCGCATCGCTTTGGTGTGCGTTTCGGTAACGCGGAGGAGGATGCCTTCATCAACGGCACTGGCCCGTCTGCGAATCCGCAGGTGACGCCTTCCCAGCCGACCGGCATCCTGACCAGCCTCACTCCTGCGGCGGGCAATGTCACGGCGAATGCCCAGACCGTTGGCTTCGACAATGTCTACAAGCTGTATTACAGCCTGAAGTCTCCGTACCGCAGGAACGCTTCTTTCCTGTGCAACGAGACTCTCGTGCTGCAGCTGATGCTTCTGAAGGATGGCAACGGCAACTACATCTGGAAGCCGGGGCTTGAGGTCGGCAAGCCGGATACCATTCTGGGCCGTCCGATCTATACCAGCGGCTATATGCCTGCCCTGACCGGCAACGCCACGCAGGACAAGAACAAGAAGGTGCTTCTGTTCGGTGACTTCAGCTACTACTGGATCGCCGACCGCCAGAATCGTACCCTCAAGCGCCTGAACGAGCTGTACGCCGTGACCGATCAGGTCGGCTTCATCGGCACCCAGCGTGTGGATGGCAAGCTGATCCTGCCCGAGGCCGTGCAGGTCATGGCGATGGGCACCGGTACCGGCAACTGATAAGCCTTAGCTCCGGGGCTGCCTGATGGCGGTCCCGGATTTCAAGTATGGGAGGGAAAGATCATGAGTACGCATGTACCAAAAAACTACTTCGACGATGGCGGGGATACCCTTGTTATCGGAGGAAAGCTCGTTATGGAAGAAGGCGCGGAATCGAGCGGGATTGGCGGCAGGGTGGAAAACCAGTCGGCAAGCACCGCCAGCCAGGTATCCGCGCTGAAGAATGACTTCAACGCGCTTCTGGCCAAACTGAAAAATGCCGGAGTCATGGAGCCTGACGCATGGAACATTTCCGTCCGGCTGGCTCCCGCGCTGACCGATCCTGTGGCTGCGGCAAACAATGCGAAAGCCTCGGTCGCCTACGAGGACGGAGCCATCACGATCACTGCCGATGTGGATGAGCTGGAAGAATCCGAGAGCTCCGCTCCCGGTCAGGGCACCCACAAGTGGATCGGCCTCGGGATCGGCACCGGCCTTGATTCCGTGACGGAGGTCACCTACAACGGCTCTCCGCTGACCGCCGATGACGCGGCAGAGGCCGTCTCGGTCGGACTCGACCAGAACGGCGAGTTTGTGCTTTACGTCCGCGCCGAGGAGCTTGCCGAGACCGCGAAGGTCATCACCCTGAATGCGGACAGCTACGCGGAGATCGCGATCTCCATCGTGGTTGTCGCGCCTGCTGCTGACTGACCAGAAAGGAGGCTGCCATGACCTTTATCACGCTGGAAGAAGCCAAAATGTACCTCCGGGTGGATTCTGCGGATGAGGACGCTGTCATTGGCAGCCTTCTCTCTGCCGCAGGAAACCTCTGCCGGGACGTGGCACGGCTCTCGTCTGCACAGTGGGAGGATATCGATTCCGATAAACCCTGGGCGGATACCTATGCCAAAGCTGAGATGACCGCCATCCGGGAAACGCTCCGGGTGGCGATTCTCTATGCGCTGGGGTATTTGTATGAGCACCGGGAGGAAGCCGATCACCATGACCTGACGCTGACGCTGCGATCCCTTCTGTTTGCAATCAGGGAAGGGGTGGTGTGATGAATATCGCAGGACTCCGGGTACGGATCACCATTCAGAAAAACGAAACTGTGGTCGACAGGATCGGCAACCACACCTCCGCGTGGGTTGACTATTTCACCTGCTGGGCCACGGCTGTGACCAGCGGCTTGTCTACCAGTGAAAAGGAAGAAGCCGGTCATACGGTAGAGGCGGATCGGCTGGACATCACGGTCCGGCATTCTTCGGAAACGGCTGCGGTCAATTCCAAGCAGTACCGGATTCTGCTGCAGGGCCGGATTTACAACATCCTCAATATCGACGAGATGGGCTTTAAGCATAATAGCCGGTTGTTTCACACCGTGCTTGTAGAGAGGTAGCGCATGGGAAGAACAGTACGCATTGATGATCTGGCCGATGAGATCATGGAGGGCCTTACAGAATATGCCGATCTTGCTACCGATAATCTGAAGGCCGCTGTGAAGAAGGCCGGAACCACGGTGAAAAATGATATCTCCGCAAATGCTCCGGAGCTCACAGGCCGGTATGCAAAGAGCTGGCGCACAAAGACCACGAAGGAATCACCCACCTCGCTGGAGGTCACGGTTTATTCGCCTACGCGGTATATGCTGGCCCATCTGCTGGAATTCGGCCATGCCAAGCGCGGCGGAGGCCGGGTGGCTGCAAAGCCGCACATCGCCGCTGCCGAGCAGCAAGGCATCAAGCAGCTGGAGCGGGAAATCGAAAGGAGCCTGACGCATGGATGAAATGATAGAGATTATGGAGGCGATCGGCCTGCCCTACGCCTACCACCATTTTGCGGAGGGCGAGTCGCCGGAGCCGCCATTCATTTGTTTCCTTATGCCGGGGAGCGATAACTTTGCTGCCGATGGCCGGGTCTACTACAAGATCAACGGGTATCACATCGAGCTGTACACAGACATCAAGTCTCCGGAACTGGAAGATCAACTCGAAGCCGTGCTGGATGAGCGCGGCATTTTTTATAACAAGTCCGAGGTTTGGATCGAGAGCGAACGGCTCTATGAGGTCCTGTATCAATTTGAAATGGAGGGTATAAACCATGCCTAAGAAAAAGAACAAGGTCAAATTCAATATCTGCAACGTCCACTACGCGATCCTGACCATCGCGGATGACGGGACGTTCTCTTTCGGTACGCCGGTCCCGATGCCGGGTGCTGTATCCCTGTCGCTGGATGCCAACGGCGAGCCCAGCAATTTCTATGCTGACGGTTATGCCTACTACACCATCTCCAACAACATGGGCTATGACGGCGATCTGGAGTTGGCGATGGTGCCGGAGAGCTTCCGCACGGATGTGCTGAAGGAAGAGCTTGACAGCAACAATGTCCTCATTGAAAACGCGAAGGCGCAGAGCGAGAACTTTGCGCTGCTGTTCGAGTTTGACGGTGATGTCCGTAAGATTCGCCACGTCCTGTACAAGTGCGCGGCCAGCCGTCCGGGTATCGAATCTCAGACCAATGAGGAAGAGGTTGAGGTCAAAACCGAGACCCTGTCCATCAAGGCAACGCCTCTGGCCAACGGCTATGTTAAAGCCAAAACTGGTGACGACACGACCGACGCGGTCTATCAGAACTGGTACAGCGCCGTGTATCTTCCCGCCTCGGGGGGTGATGACCCGGAGCCGGAGCCTGAACCGGAACCTGATGACGGAACCGATCTGGCGTCCCTGACCATCGGCTCCCTGACGCTGACTCCGGCCTTCGATGCGGATACCACAGCGTATACGGCCAGCACCACCAACGCGACGAACACCATCACGGCTGTCGCTGAGGACGCTGAGGCGGAGGTGGCTATCACCGTCAACGGCAACGCGCACACCAGTGGGCAGGCTGCAACCTGGACTGCCGGTGAGAACACGGTCAGGGTGGTTGTGACGAAGGGCAATGCCACCAAAGCCTACACCGTCACGGTGACGAAGACTGAGGAGGGCAACGGATAATGAGCATGACCAAAACCATAGAGATTGATGGGCAGCAGGTGCCTTTCCGGGCATCTGCTGCCATTCCGCGTATCTACCGGCTGAAGTTCCACCGGGATATCTATAAGGACCTCGCTCTGCTGGAGAAGGCCGTGGGCAAGAATGACGCCGGGGACAGTTCCCTTGATCTGGTGTCTTTGGAGATGTTCGAGAACATCGCCTACATCATGGCCAAGCACGCCGATAGCACCATTCCGGACACACCGGAAGAATGGCTGGATCGGTTTAACACCTTCTCCATTTATCAGGTGCTCCCTCAGATCATTGAGCTCTGGGGGCTGAACGTCCAGACCGATGTGACCAGTAAAAAAAACTCCGTAATACCGAGCGGCAGATGACAACGCCGCTGTTCCTGCTCCGCTGCGTACAACTCGGTATCTCCATCCATGATCTGGATCTCCTGACCATCGGCATGGTGAACGATATGTACACAGAGAGCCGGAACGATGATTACAACTACCGAGAGGTCGCTACCCAGAGCGACTACGACAATTTCTGATGCGGGAAAGGAGGCGCTACCGTGGCAAACAGAATCAAGGGAATAACCGTGGAGATCGGTGGCGATACCACAAAGCTCCAGACCGCGCTGAAGGATGTCAATTCCGAAATCAGGAATACGCAGTCCCAGCTGAAAGATGTGGAGCGGCTCCTGAAGCTCGATCCGGGCAATACGGAGCTGCTTTCCCAGAAATACAAGTCCCTCCAGCAGGAGATTCAGGCAACCAAAGAGAAGCTGGAAACACTGAAGGAAGCCTCCAAGCAGGCGGATCAGGCGCTCAA